TTAAAAAAGCAATAAACTAAAATTCGCTAAATTATATGCACGTAGTGTTAAAGTCGAGTCCCACGCTCACGCATAAATATAGGGTCACTCTACCAAACAAAAAAACAATCGATATAGGTTCCATGGATTCACCAGATTACACAGATCATGGGAATCCAAGGCTCATGCGTGCACACCTACTTCGTAAAGGTGCCGAGATACCCAGGGAAGTTCGAGTGGAAACAGACCTATACGAGATACACCGTGGCATGTTATATGCAGACACCAGTACTGAAGAAAACTGGAACGATCCCTCTCGTGCGGGGTACTGGGAAAGATGGGTATTATGGAGTTACCCATCGGTTGAACATGCTAAGTTATGGATGACGATGCGTAAAGGTATTCTATTCATGCCCACGGAAGAAATGTTGTGGTTTTGTGATGATCAAAAAATGCATTAAGCACCCGTTGACCCAAATCCACCAGCGCCACGTCCAGTTTCGTCGAGTGTATCAATCTCGTGTACATCCGGGGTTTCACACCTCTCTAAGACAAGTTGAGCAATTCTATCACCCTTCTTAATCTCAAACGGAACGTCCCCGAGATTAAAAAGAGCGACCTTAATTTCACCGGTATAATCCGGGTCAATAACACCCGCACCCACGTGAATGCCATGCTTCACGGTGAGACCAGATCTCGGTGCAACTCGTCCATATACGTTCATCGGCAAAACAACTGCGACCCCCGTACCGACAAGACTTCGTTGCGAAGGAGACAATACAACCTCATCGACACTGTATAAATCGTATCCAACAGCACCACCAGAACCACGAGTTGGAACAATAGCATCTTGAACGAGTTTTTTCACACGGAGTTCAGACATTTACTTATAAGAGTCCGTAATCTTTATCTTAATTAAGGAATATACGGCTTAATTCATAAATGTGGTCCATCCATAACGCAGTCGTACGAGCCACCACTGAACCTAAAACGGATTACGATAAACTCAAAAAACGTATTAACCGCGCAACGCTCGGATATGGTAGCGCACTGACGTCCATGTATTTCATCACACATGGAGCAGAACAAGGTGTGTCTTCTACCATCGGTGTAGCAACCTCTTTCGCATACATCGCGCTACTCGAAAGACACGTGGATAATATAGAAAATTCACATTTTCAAAAACAGTTATTAGCTCCAATGGGAACTGCTATATTTGAAGCCATGTGGAATAGTGCACCTTTTGCATTTGATTTTGATTATGGGGCAACATTCGTCGGATTTCTTGCATATAAGGTGGCGCTATTGAGTGTCGTGTACGATGAAGTTCGGAGGATGTTGGTGTTAGGTGATAAGGAAGATTAAATTAAAATGATTATTATTTAACGACGCGTCGCGGACCGATATCGAGGCGACCCAAGTTCTTAATTTTACCGGTCACGATATATTCATCGATCTTGTTCGCAATGCCCCTGCCGATACCCGGTACCTTGTGGGGTCCTTGTGAAATCTCAGTTCCATTCGTGACTTCAAAGTTGAGTTTTCGAATAGCCTCTGCACCCTTCTTGTAAGCCTCGCTTTTGTGAGTATCTTTCTCCACGCACGCGAGTAAATCCAATTGTTCCGCGATATTCTCATTTGTAGTGAATGTCTTGAATCTCTTAATTTCACCGGTTTCAAGAAATTCATTTATTTTTCGGATGACACCTTTCCCGATACCCGGTAGGTGAGCGATTTGCTTACCATTGCTTAATTTGAAATCGAGATGATAGATGATATTGGCCGCTCGTTCATACACCGATTTCTTGTATTCATGTTCTTCCTCTTGAGCGAGGTCATCAAAAGCGTCCGTGAGGGGTAAGTTGTAGCAGACAAAGTAATCATCCGATTCAGATTCAGATTCAGTTTCCGTTTCCGTTTCATATTCAGAGTCGGATGCGACGGACTCGTTGTCACTCACTTCAGCGTAGTGAAGCATTGTTTCATACTCCAGGATAGCCTTTTCTTCTTCACATTTGTGGAAACGCTCTTTGAGTTCGGCGTTCTCCTTTTCAAGGTTGGCGATGTAGGTAGCGATAGATTGAGAGTTCATGTTTGATTTTAAGTCAATTGATTATTCATGGCGGTAAACGCGACTTAGGTTTTTTTTGTGTGTTTAATTTAAGATGTCAGTGAAGGCAAGATGTACCTCAAATGGAGAGTCACTCTATTACAATCTAAATGAAATAGGAGACATCACAGAGGGTAAGAAAATTACCAGCTTTGAATCCAAAATGCTCATAGACGTTATAAATGAAATAGAAGGTAGATGTATATCTATACACAGACAATGCAAATCACAATATCCACTCATAACACCTGAAAATTCCAAATATTGGTTAACTTCTATAGATCAAGAAAACAGGATATCACTCGCACACACGATAGAAAAGTCAAACATACCCGTACTTTATAACACACCGAGAATGTGCGATCCGGGTGTCACTATATCCAAAAATTGGAGTCTTCGTAATTACATAGAAAGTCGCCTTTATCTATTTAATAGAGTTTATAACAGGGGTCAATCTATAAATAAAAGAAAACGAGATTTGTGTTACCCGAGCATAGTTTTCGATTTTAGACCATTCGTGTACGCCATGACAATGGAAGGAAAAACTATATACGTGTCTCAATACATAGTTCCAACGTCAAAAACTAAACTTGGTTACGTACCAATCAGTTCAATAACTCCTAATCAGCCCTCCCCAAAATCAGAATCAACGCTTGGTATATTTAAGACCATGGTTTTAAACGTTGCCTCGAGTAAAGCAAATGCAGGTATAGCGGGTAACAATTACAACGTTAAAATGAACTCCGGAAACATGGAAGCGTTCATCAAATTTATAAGAGAGTACGATGGAGTTGAGTTTGTCGGTAACTCAAATTCAAATAGTTCATTTTTTCCAAAACAAAACACAACTGGTATACCAACCATACCCCTCACAGATGATATAATAAGAGTATTCTATTATGATTTACTCCATGATAAAGTAACAAAGGGTACAACATTCAAATATTTTAAACAGTTATTTACCAAAGAATTTTTAAGCTTTAACAACTCTGTCACATTTAATATACATGTGGGAGCGGCGAAAGCGGCCAAGTCGTTTTCAAAATACAGAAGCATACTTTCCAAGAAAAATGAAATGAAAACGGTATTCAGGGGGCGTGGCAATAAAAGAAAGGAAGTAGAGATCCCACAATATCCAGCCATGTTCAAGACTATAGGAGACTTGTCACAGTTCATATACGCGGGTAAATATAACACGATAGTGGCGAGTGGTGATAGAATGGGTATAGCTACGGGTTTATATGTAAACGCAAAGATGAACGTGGCTGTCAAGACGATGATAGAAGATGGTATAACGGGGTTTGTTGTATACACGGGTAAGAGTAATGTTAAATTCCAATCTAGATCGTCGTGTGTAAACATAAAAGGTAGTGCATGTATGTTAAATAACTCAGTAAAGATATCAAAAGAACGTTTTGAAGCAGAATCTAAAAAATATATGCCACAGAACATCCGGGAAGGAATAAATAAAATAGAAAAAACCAAACCAAAGCTACCAAGAGGTTTCAAAAGTTTGGCTCAGTTAATAAACAAAAATTCATACAAAGCGCTCACACCAACCACAAAAGCGAACTTGAAAAAGAAACTCATCGAGTTTGCTGATTATTTACCAGATGAAGTAGATAGATATATGAACATAATAAGTCCAGAAAACAGGGGTAAACTCGCGGCGGCCACTGGTAGAGGTCTCACTACTAGGACCGGTGTAAAACGCGATAGAAACAATACACAAAGTCAACCGGGTCAAGTCAAGCGCCTTAAAACTACAGGTAAAGGTGTCACATGGTCTAACAATGTGAAGGCTGTGAATACTTCGAAAACATCCGGTGCTAAAACGGTCGTGAATTTATTGAATTTGGTTAACAAATCTAAAAGCGCAAATACTGCGAAGACTGCGAAAACGCCCGTGAATTTATTGAAATCGGCTAACAAATCTAAAAGCGCAAAGACTGCGAAGACTGCGAAGACTGCGAAGACTGTGAAGACGCCTGGCGCTAAAACGGCTGGGAATTTATTGAAATTGGCTCAGAGTAGATCACGGTCCGCCGTGTAATACGTCTTTCCTTTCATGACAAAACTATGCACTCTCGCATACGCCCACGCCTGTGGAGAAGCGCCAGGTCGGTGCCCGGTTCTCCACGCGGCGAGTCCTCGATCGTACACGGTTCTCAGTGTCTTCAATGGTATCTTCGTCGCTTTCGCTATTTCGGGAAGGGATTTTGCGTTCGGGTACTTTTCACGGAATCGTTTCGTGTACGAGGACGTACGAGTTTTCACGTTCTTATCGGTAGAGAATTTAGTGTACGTTTTCTTTTTCATTTTCATGTATCTAGTTTCTACGTCTTTGAGTGTATTGAGCCCTCTGAAATATTTAAGGGGTGCATATATGGGACCCTTCGTTTTACGCAGTTCGCGAACTTTCTTAGATATTTCCTGATCCGTGAGGGCCATCTTAATTATTACATATAATTTTAATCTAACCAATCGTAATCTTTCGAACCCAACTTTATTGTACACCCATCACATCTACGACATTTCATGTATGTGTCCAGTATTGGATTATAAATTTTGCATTTATCTCTACACATGGGACAGTTATATTCCTCTTTTATTTGCTTTTTTAATGCATACTTAACTGGACGCTTCGTCCTGGAATCACTGTGTAATTCCATACCCTTCCACATCAAGAAATTGGCCGTGATGATCTTAGTCATATCTTATTTTCCGAAAAAAATAATGACGTCGTTGATATTTTCAAATACTTTGTCACCAAAACGAAGTCGACCAGTATCAATACAGTAATGACCCCGTATACCTTTATATGAAGCCTTGTGAAACATCTTAAAATATTAATTATTTTGTTTTGACTTAGTTAAACAAAAAGGTCTTATAATCGTTAAGATGAGTCTCGAGATAATCACGGGCAACATGTTTTCTGGTAAGACGTCGGAGCTTATCCGGCGTCTTAAGAGATACAAGGTTATGGGTAAAAAGATATCAGTCATAAACTCTACAAAAGATACGAGGTCAAATGATGATGTGATTCATACACACGATGACGTAAATTTTAATTGTATAAAAGTAAACCAACTCTCGGATACCCTCTTAGACAAAGGATTCTGTGAATCCGAAGTCGTAGCCATAGACGAGGCGCAGTTTTTTATGTGTCTCACAGATTTCGTGAGGATGTGCCTCTTTCTTAAAAAGACGGTCATCGTCGCTGGTTTGGATGCAGATTACAAACAAGACAAATTTGGGGAGATATTAGACTGCATACCCATGGCTGATAGCGTTACGAAATTATCTGCGTTATGTATGCGTTGTAAAGATGGAACACCCGGGCCATTTACTAAACGTATCGTAGATACACGAGAAATTGAAGTGATCGGTGGTTCAGATGCATACGAAGCCGTGTGTAGAACACACCTGTTAGCTTAGAACCTTTTAATGTCTAAAATGACTACAATTCTTCTATCATCCGTGGTCTTCTCAACCTTATGATACCTCGAATGATCGAAAACAAAATCTTCTCCCACCTTGTGCTCGTGCGTCATATATTCAGTATCAAGTGTACTCGTACCCTCGAGTGTTAAGTGGTATCGCAGGTATAAATTGTGCTCGGCGCGGTGGGGTGGTATGGTGATTGGTCCGTCCATCACTGCTATCATTCCACCAGCGACACATGGAATCATGTCTATGCGCTTCTTTATATAAGGGATATCAGAAAGTTTGTAGTAGTAGTATTTTTCTGTTTTTTCAAACCATGCATCATCGTCGTGGAAATAGTGTTTCTCAAGTGCATCCATTTTATGCAGGAATGCGTCTCTTAGTTCTTTGTGATAGAGTTTAAGTATGCATAATCCACCAAAATCATTAGAATAATAAAATGGTTGGTGAAATAACACGTCCATCAGAGTGTTGCGCATACCAACGAGTGGTCTGAGTGGTTTGCGAAAATACAGGCGATCTATCGGATTCTTAAAATAGTCAAAGGCTACTAACACGACAGGGAACAGAACACATTTCATTATTTTCTCCATGTATAATAAATGCCAGGTTATAAAGGAAAGGAATACTACGCACCAGAACCAACTGACGAGGTCGATACACTCGACAAACGATTCTTCATGGGTCTCACTCGAACACAAACTGGTTTGATCGCACCACCCGTGATATATTTCACTATGGTACTTCTTGCTGTCATCATGGCACTCCCAGCCGTCTATAAGAAGCGACCAGGTCTTCTCATACCACTCGCCATTGGACTTTACATCAATGGAATTCACTTGTACCACCACTACGCACTATTGAAAAAATAAATTAAAAGTGTATATTAATAGAATGTTCCTATCCAAGGTTTTCGCAAACTTGATATTCCAGTCACTCGTGACATACGGCTTTGCGAAGGCTACCATAGAAGATCCCCAAATGAGCGAGGCGTTCGCGAAAAATGCACTCACGTACATGATAGCGTGGTTTATCGCGCTTCTCATGTTTGCATTCAGTAAAAATATCATCACTCGGTTCACACTCTTCACCGCCATGTCTGCCGTTGCCGGTATGTTCCTGGGTACACAAGGTAACACCAACGCGAAAGAAGCTCTACTCGATGCGGTCACCATTTTCATCGCCATGTTTACGCTCGGTGTGGCAACACACATGTTAGGCTATGACCTCCAGTCGCTCGGCTCGATTCTGTTCATCGCACTCATGGGTTTGATTTTGTTAAGACTCTTCTCCGGAAAAAAATATTCGGAGCTCGTCGTACCACTATTCGCACTCTTCGTCGTGTATGATACCAATAACATACTGAGACGCAACTATGAAGGTAACTTTGTGGGTGCATCATTTGACTATTTTGCGGATATTCTTAATTTGTTTAGTGGATTGCTGAATAATGAATAAGCCTATTTCTTACCAACACTGAAAAATCTCGTCATTTCTGGAAAATTAAAAATAAAAAAAATTATTTTTTTCTACGCTTTCTTCTTTGAAAAGTTTCGGAAAAAATAAAAAAAGTTTTTTGTGTTTTTAAAAATGAAAAAACATGGTGTTGCTTCGCAATTATTCTCGTCTTTTGATTTGAAATCCTGTATATCCCTACATAAAAGTGAAATTCAAAAAAAAATCGGATGTTAATAATAATGAGGGTCACACTCAAGAAAAGTCCGATCCGTGATAAGAAGTACCGGGTCACTTTTCCCGACGGAGATCATGTAGACTTTGGTGGCAAGGGGTACACGGATTATACCATACACAAAGATCCCATGCGTATGCGTCTCTATGTATTACGACACGGTGGCGGAGACACACGAAAATTTAGTGACCCACAAAAGGTACACCAGAGAATGTCTAAAGTGAGTAAGAGCAAACTCGAGGATTGGGGAATCTCGGGTTTGAGGACTGCGGGTTTTTGGTCCAGGTGGCTTCTATGGAGTGAACCAGACCTACGTGACGCAATGCGCTTCATGAAAATGCGCTTCGGACTAAATATAAAATATACGTAAATAACAGATGTTACCAGCTTTGATCCTTCCTCTATTGAATGTACTCGGTATAAACGTATTTCCGGGACAAGACGCATGGAGTCCAACGGTTCCGTTCGATAAAAATAAACACTATTCCGTGTCTGCATTATCTATACTTTGTTGTTGTATCATGATATCTAACGTGATGCGCAAAAAATTCATAGGATGGTGGGTCCCGGTACCAATGAAACCAGTTGGTTACGGTTCATTGGCGATATGTATAGCTCTATCTTTCCTCGTGACGTACGATACGTACCACAGGGCACTGAGCATGCTACCCAAATCGGAAGAAAAGAATGATTAGAAAAAGTTATCTGTTCGATACAATTTAGCGGAATAATCACCTGATTGTCCGAGTATATTCATAGTCTCGTTACCGTATATTTCTTGACACCCAATATCATCCATGCAATCTCTTTCACCCAAACTCACTGGAAGAGAGTACATCTGATCACCTGGTGTCACTGTGTAATAATGATATCTATCACGTCGTCCACGCACTTCCTTACCGTACAATGGCAGTGTCTCGTTGTTCTCACCAAGTAATACTCCCATCTGTTGGACGTGTTGTGGTTTATACTCCTTGATGGGTGGCGCTCTAAATTCACGCTCTACGGGAATTTGAACAGGTACGGCGACACGCTCGCGTGTGTGTACACGTCTTACGGGCTGAGGCTTCGTGAGTGTGTACAAGAGTATCAACAGTAAAACGAATATAGTGATGAGCATCGCCGTGTGTCTAGTCTTTGCGTTCATTATTAGTAGTCATAGATTTTAATACTATGTCTTGCATTATTCGTACATGTTTTTGTGAATATACTTGTTTACTATGTTTCTTATCATTTTTAGTCACACGTTTTTTGGGTTCCTTATAATCCATTAAATTACAATAGCGTCTAATTTTTATCTAGTGATAATTGATGACTCGTTGTCCGCGCATGATTTGTAGTACACCCCCATGAATCCCATGGTCACCAATTTTAGGAACGTGGTTAATTTCAATCTTTCTTCCGTTTACGATTAGGAACTTCCTAGAGCTGGTCAATATAGACCGTTCGGTCACCATTTTGGTTCCGGACCCCCAACGGTAATCGTAAACTGGAGCGTGATATGGCATTTTGTGTTTAATTTATATATGAATTGATATGACTTAGGTTAAATCAATTCGCCCAAGTCTATATTGAACGAGCAACCAAAGACCAAACATTACTGTCTTTAATAAATTATTTGCATCGGTGTCATCCATCTTATATATGGGACCCATGATTCGTCCAAAGAAGGTTTCTTCCTTCGCGTTACCCGTGACATACATTTCCATCTGGGTCAATGCACACGTGTCATCGTTTACCGACCAATGGTAAAATATGAATGGTATCAGTATACTATACATTTCGAGTAGCTGCGTATTTTTCAGGAAAGGAATTACGAGCACTGCCATGAACAATACGAGATGGATGAGGAATATAATGTTCATCTATTAATATGGAACAAGAAAATATTGAAAATAACAGGATCGAAGGATTTCCAAAAGATATAGAAAAACCTGAAGCCCCAAAGAAATGGCACACACAACAGGAAAAGGTTCTCAAGGAATGGGGTGAGGCCGCGGCGTGTTACAGATACATGAACTATCAAGCGTTTCTTATGTTTCAAAAACTGAGTATGCGATTTACACTTCCTGTGATCGTACTTTCGACTGTCACTGGTACAGCAAACTTTGCACAAGAACAATTTCCAATTAGTATTCGTTCCTCTGTACCGTCTATCATTGGTGGTCTCAACTTAATCGCGGGTATTATTGCGACTATCATGCAATTTCTCAAGATTAATGAATTGATGGAGAGTCATCGTTCCGCGTCACAATTGTACGGAAAACTGTCTCGTAGAATCAGACTGGAACTTAATCTCCCACTCGTGAATAGAACGCTTGATGGCTCAGATATGGTTCACGATTGTCACCAGGAAATGGACCGTCTCATTGAACAGAGTCCACCCATACCCAGAAAGGTTCTATCCGACTTCGAGAGAGAATTCCCCGATGATAAGATATTCACAAAGCCAGAAATATTGCACGTGCACCCAATTTTACCTTTCAAAGCGATTAAAGAGTATTCCATCATGAGTCTTCTTAAAGACCCAAAACAACGAAATCTAACCGAAGACCAACTCAAAGATGAACTCGATGAATTGCGGGGGCGTGTTATGCCCGGTAACAAAAAGATTCCCGACGACCCCCTGAAAGCTTCGGGAATACGAAGAAGACCTGCCCCGACGGGTGACTCTATTCTTAAAATGACCGATACCCCACCCAAAAAAATAACTCAAGAGCCTGACATAGAAACGGGTGAGGTAGAGTATACGGACGAAGAAGTCGTAGAAGAAGAATAATTAAACACACGAGTTGCGATGAATGCAACCAGAATAAATAAAGTTAAATTAAAGAAACCAAAACATAATAAGTAAGGAACGATCTTCCTTCTGATAGGATCAATAATTCTAGATTGAAGTGCATCGTTTTCAAAAATAATATCTATAGCCTGATTAGTGAGATCATCATTCTTCGCCATGGACGCATTTGTTAAAATACATCGACAAAAAAAGGTTCAAAATGACACGCTCCATCACAAAGAAATAGACCGACTCAAACAGCTCATATCACGGGGTAAAAATGTGATGCTATGCGGTGCTCATGGTTTTGGTAAAACGTTCATATTGAATGAAGTTTTAGATGAATTAAACAGCATAGAAATGCCATATAATTATAAAGCATCCGATGAACTCAAGGGTTCAAATATGTGCATTTTTTTAGAAGATTACAGACATGACGTCATGGCACAAAGGCACCTCATAGATTATGTATCCGATGGCGGTCGTGTATCGAATGGTTCTTTTGTCGTGACATCTAAAAATGTATTTCTCTTACCGAATTTTGAACTCATCATAGTACCCAAAAGAACGCCCACCGAAATAGCGTCATTGAAACCAAACGAGCC